CACCGTGTCCAGAAACTAGTACTACAAGTGTTGAGACTACTTCGGAAACTACAACTGATAGAGAAATTACAGTGACAGAACCAGAACCAACGGAAACACCGTGTCCAGAAACTAGTACTACAAGTGTTGAGACTACTTCGGAAACTACAACTGATAGAGAAATTACAGTGACAGAACCAGAACCAACGGAAACACCGTGTCCAGAAACTAGTACTACAACTCTAGAAACTACAACTGAAACACCCTGTCCAGAGACTACTACAACTTCAGATACTACAACTCTAGAAACTACAACTGAAACACCCTGTCCAGAGACTACTACAACTTCAGATACTACAACTCTAGAGACTACAACTCTAGAGACTACAACTCTAGAGACTACAACTTCAGAGACTACTACAACTCCAGAGACTACTACAACTTCAGAGACTACTACAACTACTGATGATATTACTATTATAGATTTAAATACTGAAGTTCCTCTTAGAAAAAGGTTATATAGAAGATTTTTAAGAGCATAATATGTTAAAAATGAATAATATATTTATTTATAATTAATAAATGATAAATAAATTATTTACAATGTTTTTATTATATAAATGTGTATATTCAAATTTAGATTGGAATACGATATATGAATTAGGAAAAATGTCACATAATACATATATTGATACGAATGATAAAAGATGGTTAAATACAACATTAAATAATGTATTAAATATAAGTGTAACAGACGATACTGTTAAAGCATATTTATTTTCAAATAATGATAAGACTAAAAATGTTATTTCTATAAAGGGTACAAGTATTTATTTTGGATCATTTCAACAATTAGACACAATAGAAATGTTAAATGATGAATTAATAAATGATAGATTGGAGTTTAAAACATTATCTACTATTTCAAATGATAAATGGAATGATAATTTATTTTTTTCATGTTGTTTTAATAAGAAAGCTAATATTAAAGATTGTTTATGTGATAAATTAGAAAAAAATATTTGTTGTATAAATTGTTATAAGCAATCGTTGGAATTTGAAAAAAATTATTTAGTTATTTTAAATAAAATTATGGAAAATGTAAATAATTTAATAGATATAAAAAATAGTGAATTGATTTTTACAGGTCATTCTTTAGGTGGTTTATTAGCAAGTTATTTAGGTATTAAATATAATAAATTAACAGTAACATTTGAATCACCTGGAGATATGCATTATTTTTTATTGAGTGATATAATAAATAAAGATTTAAATTATAACAATATATATCATTATGGTCATAATGCAGATCCTATTTTTATGGGAGATTGTGGTAATACGTGTGCTTTATTAGGATATTATATAAATACAAAATGTCATGTAGGTAATACTTGTTTATATGATGCAAAAAATAAATTAAATTTTACAGAATCAATATTGAATCATCGTATAGATGTTATGTTAAATGATATAATACCTAATTGGGAAACAGATTTACCAATATGTAATATAAATAAAGAATGTAAGGATTGTGAGAATTGGGAATATGTATAATTATTGATTTTTTTTAGGTTTTTTGATTAAAGATTTAAATTTAGTTGGTAATTTTGATGTATCAAAAGATTTATCTAATGAATATGTATCAATTAAATAAGAATTTTCTATAATATAACTATAAGTTATGTTTTGTATATTTAGTCGTTTTGTTTTTGTGAAATTACCAATATAAAAAATATCATATATTTTATCTGCTATTGTATTTTTAAGACCACGATAAGATTTAGTGATATAAGTTGGATAATTATCAGATGTATTTTCTGGATAATCTGATGTATATACAAAAGATTCTTTTGGATTAAATAATTTATCAATTTCTGATATAAAATATTTTGGAACATTTTTAATCGTTTTTATAGAATCTATAAAATCAAATAAATCATAAAATTCTTGGCCATTTTTTGTTATATATTTTAGTCTATCTTTATAATACCAAGAGATATATAATTTATTAGGAATCCAAGAAAATCCAAAATCAGATATAATAAAAATATATCCTAGATTTGGTAAATAATAATCTACACCATCTAATTTATAAATCCAATATCCACCCTTTTTTATTTTTTGAACCAAAATATTACCTATGTGTAAATCTGTATGTAACATATTAAAAGTTTGTTTAAGTGAAGTTAAAGCATACATAATTTGAAAAAGAGCATTAAACCAAATTTCATTACTATGAGCTTTTTGAATCCATGATTCAAATGTATAATTTATATATTCATTATATAATGTGACTATATTATTTTTATAATCCCAATAATAATTAATTGCAAAATTAGGACAAATCTTTTGAAAAACTAATTGATTTGTTAATGTATTAGATATAATTTCTATTAAACTTGGTTTTTTAAATGATTGATTACTATAAAATAATGTTAATATTTCATTTGGTGTAAGATTTAATTCACTTTTAGTTATACCTTTGCCACTTTTTATGGCTCGTAAATTAACTTTTTTCATGACAAATTCGTTACCTTTTTGTTTTGGACCCTTAAATATAGTTTTATATACAACTCCTTCTACACCTGATGCAATTTCTTTTTTTATAAAAATATCAGACAAATCTTTATATACATATGTATTTGTTCGTTTATTTTTTAATGTATATAAATCTTCCAAGGTTTTTATAAATTTGTCATATTTAGAAACTCTGAATGATATTAACCATTCCATTAATATATACAGTTAAAAAAAAATTAACTTAAAATATTTTTATTCAAGTTAATTTTTAAATTAAAAAAGCATTATATTCCAATATTAAAATAATTTTTATAAGATGATTCGAAATTAATTCTAAAACCATAAGTGAAGACTTGTGGTCTTTTTGTTCTAATATAATTACAAATATTTTGAAATTGTGTTAATTGACAATTAGTTTTTGGAATTTCACTTAATTCTACATATTTATGGTCTAAAAGTACCTTAATTAGGGCAGCTGTGACTATAGTCGATCTTTGTTTGCCAGCGTGACAATGAATTAAGATGTTTTTATTTTCAATGGTATATTTTCGTAATAATAATGGTATAATAATTTTAAAATAATTTTCCATTATAATAAAATCTCGTTCTAATAAAGAATCATTAACAGGTATTCTAAATCGTTCTATATTATAAATTGAACATAAATCTACTGAATTAATATTATTATATTTTTGTTTTTTTAATTTTTTATCTATGATTTCATGAATAAATGGAATATTAGTAGTACAATTTATTATCATGCCTATTTTATTATCTATTAAAAAATTAATATCATGTGCAGCTTTATAATTTCCTAACCATAAATTTGGTAAAATTTTATCAACACTTGTTTTTGTATTAAGAAATGAACTAGTAAATTCATACAAAGTATTATATAAATAATATAACATTAACTTAATATTACAAAATAAAATAAATATTACTTTATTAATGTAATGTAATTAATTTAAATAAAAAATATTTAGATTGAATAAGAGAATATATTATGAAAAAAAGATTTATTATAGAAAAAGAATCTACTACAAATACTAGTTCATATGATGATACTAGTAGTTCTTTTCAAACTGATACAATTTCTGATGAATATTATACGGAAATAGATAATAATGGATATCCTTTTTTAAATATAGCTAAAACTAAATATAGAAAACCAACTAATGGTAGTAAACAAGATCTATTTACAAAAGATGAAATTATAAAACGTTTAGAAAATACTATTCCTTTAAAAAGTATGGAAGAAAAGAAAATTTTAACAAAATTGCCATATTATAAAACTTGGGTAAGATATTACAATACTAAAACTAAAAAATTTAGAATAGGAGGACATTTAATGAAAGTTGTTTATCCGGATTACGTAGTTTTAGTTAATTTAAATAATAAAATATCATGGACTGTACAATTAAAAGATTGTATATTTTATATTACTGATCCCCGGTTAAAACAAGATGAAACAAATAGTATTATAAATACAAATAAAAAACTTAACAATTATAATATTAAAAACGATAAAAAAGACAATATGGAAGATAAAATAAAAGATAAATTATATAGTTTATATAAACAAGGTAAATTATCTAGATTAGAATAATTACTTTTCAAAAAAGTAATATCAAATCCATTACTTTTTTTAAAAGTAATGTAATATTTTTAATTTAAAAATTTAATAATTATATACTTTAATTATGAATATAAATAAAAGATTATTAAAAGAAATTAGAGAATTGTATATTCAACAAAATCAAAAAGCTTTATTAGATAATGATTATCTTATTTATTATGATGATATAAATATTAATAAAGTATATGCAATTATTCGAGCACCATATGATTCAGTTTATAGACATAAATTTATAAGATTAAATATAACTATACCAGAAAATTATCCTTATTCACCACCAGACGTAACTTTTATAAATTATAATAGTGTTAGAATACATCCTAATATGTATGAAAATGGAAAATGTTGTGCAACAATTTTAAATACGTGGGGAGATGATATTTATGAAAAATGGACATCTAGTATGGGAATAGAAACTATTTTATTAACATTTCATTCTTTTTTAGATAATCATCCTTATATGTATGAACCTGGTGGTAGAGATGATACTACATATACTGATTATGTAAAACACGAAAGTTGGTATAGTTGTTTAATTGTATATTTGCAAAATGAATCAATAGACTCGTTTATTCAATATATGCATAATTATTTAATGTTAAATATAGACACTATATTTCAAGATTTATATTTATTGAAAACGGAATATCCGTCTGGTTATTATAATTGTAGATGTTTTGAAATAGATAATTATACAATAAATTATGATAAAATTATTATTAATTTGCAAAATAGTTATAATTATATAGATTATATAGAACGGAAATACACAGACGAAGATATATTAGAATCATTTCAAGATTTTATAAATAAAGAATACAATTGTAATATCTGTTTTGACACAAATCACACTGAAAATGAAATTATAAAATTGTCATGTGATCATAGTTTTCATGAACTTTGTTTATATAACCATGTTAAGGAAAATCATAAATTATGTTCAATGTGTAGAAATGTTATAAATGATAGTGAAATAAAGAATTTATTCCAAAAAATAGAATGGATTATAAATCCATTAACAAAAAGACGAATAAAAATTGGTGGTAAAACATATATATATTTAAAAGATAATGGACATCTTTAAAATGATTTGATCGAGGTTTTACACAGATTATTAAAAATTGAAATTTATTAGAAATTTATAAATAATTGTACAAGACAAATACTTAGACAATGAAAATTCCACGTTTACCAACGGAGATAATGGACGAAATAGTATTATATACTGGAGATCCTTATGTAGCAAATGTATTAAAAAATCATATTTCTCAATACGTATTAGATCGTATTGAGAAAAACATATTAATATATGGTAATGTTCAAGGTGGCAAAACATCTGAAATTATCAATTATATAAATGAAAATAAATGGTGTCAAAAAGTGTTGGTTATTCAGAATTCATTATTGGTATTAAAACAATATGAACAAAGGCTTAAGTCGAAAAATATTGATTATCAAATAATTGATAAAAATACAAAAGAAATAAATAAAAATTTGGTATTAGTGTTAAATAATAAATATAGATATAATTACTTTGAAAAAGTTGAACCTAAACGATATATTTTAATGTTGGATGAATCTGATCAAACTATTCGTTCTTGTTCTATAAAGACATCCAATAATATTAGAAAAACAGTACATATAACAGCAACTCCATTTAACAGTACGTTGTATAATAGATGTATTAAGGTTCCAAAAAATACAAATTATTATGGTGTTGAAGATTTAAATATTAATTTAAACTGTGCTGATGATAATACAGAACAAGTTGAAAAATTTTTAAAAACACAAACGGGTATAATGTTGATAAATAAATATAGTTATGTAAATGAAATGGCACAATTAGCAGAAAAATTAACATTACAATTTCAAAATGTTCCAATTGTATTATTAACATCTGAAAAAATAATGTTACTCAATAATCAAAAACGATATGTCAAACAAAAATCTATATCAAAAATTATCGACAGTTTACAAGAATATAAACATATTATTTTTATAGCAAATAGACTATCTAATAGAGGTTTATCATATGTTTCAAGCGATTATACTAGACATTTAACATGTCAAATTACTAGAATTAGAACAAGTGTAACAAGTTTTTTACAATCATTAAGAATCCTTGGAATTTACAACTGTAAAAAACGATTAAATTTAGAATTAGTAATTGATGATCACGAAGAAAAACTATTTGAAAAACACGTTAAATTTTTAAATAATTTTAATGTTGAAGAAAAAATATTATTATAAAAAAATGAATTTTAAAGATAGATTTAAAAATTCATTATGTCTTTTACTGAAAGATTATATAATGAAACTAAAGATTCTCATAAAGCTGTTGATAAACATCCTTTTGTTTCAATGATTAGAAAAGATAAAATAGCTGGTGATATGTATATTAATTTTAATAAATTATGTATAAATGAAATTCAAAACGTCTTAGATTTACAAGATAAAAATTTACAAAAAAAATTATATAGAGATTTTATATTACCTGATGTTTATATAACACCAACTTATTATAGTTTATTAAAACATTGTAATAAATATCCTGTAGAATCTGCTTATCAATTTTATTTAGGATTATTATTTGGTGGTAATATGTTAAAACGAATGTTACCAGAACATAATGATTTTTTAACATATGAAAATTCTAAAAATCTTATTACACATTTTAAACTATATTTATGTAAAAATATTTCAACGGTTCAAGAACAAGAACAATTTATCAATAATGTTAATAAATCTTATAGTATTATAAAAGACTTATTCGATGAATTTTATGAAGTATGTAATAGTATAGAGTTTCTACAATTAAATACATTTTTAAATGTCTAAATACAATTATTCATCTTCTTTGTAACCTATTATATCGCCTTGTCTTGATACAAGAACTTTAAGTTTTCTTGTTTTTGCAAATTTACGTTTTAATTTATCTAGTTTTTCTTCATCTTTTTCATTATCTTGTTCGTAATTTGAATTATAATTATTATTATGATATTTCCAAAATTTCTGATGTCCTACTCTAAAATTTTTATGAGCTTCTGCTTTATACCAAAAAATTTGATCACGCAAGTCGTTTGAATTACCCGATGTTTTTATTACCACACATTCGTGGTTTTGTGTACATGCATCTAATATATTACAGAAATAATTAAAATCTGGAAGCATGCCAGCATAAGCATCGTATATTTTTTTTCTATTAGCGACAGATGGTTCATTAAAAATAAAAACATAATCTATATTGCTACGTAATTCTGGAGGAATACCTTGAGGATATTGCATTGTTAATACAAATAAAAAATTATAATGACGACCATTAAAAAAGATACTTTTAATAGTTTTATCTTTTTTCCAATTTTGTGCATCGTGTAACATATCATCTAACACAATAAATACATTATTACCAGGATATTTACCAGATTCAGATAATTTTTGTTCCTTTGCTTCTCTTATTTTACGTTTTTGACTATTCATTATATTATTTATAAGTTCAGGATCATACTCTGGATGAATAAAGCAATCTGGTATAAAATCTGAAAAAAATGGCGAAGCCTCTTCAGTACTTGAAAAAACTATACCTGATGGTATATATTTATGGTGGTAAAACATGTCTCTAACTAGAAAACTTTTCCCTGATCTTCTCTTCCCAAGTATAAGTATAGTAGCGTCAGGTAATATACTTTTAATTTTGAATTTCTTAAGAGATAATTTTTCAAATTCAGGTATTAACATTAAAATAAACCAAGGTATTAGTATTTATTTTTTAACGTAAAATTTCGATTTAAAAAATAACTATATATTATAGATGTATAAATATAAAATTATTACAAAGATAATAAATAAGAAATTAAAAAGTAAAATTTTTATACCTACTAAAACATGTAAAGTGCATTTTAATACAACTGTAATTTGTTATGAATATAGTTATAAAAAAATATTTAAATGGAAAAATCTATTTTCTAAAATAAAAAAAATATAAATGATTATTTAATACAACTACCATTTTTATTAACAAATTGACGTTTAGGTATTCCAAAAATTGCGTTAATACACATAAGAGCAACATCACTCATATCATCTTGTTTAGTATGATTTCTAAAATGTTGTAACCATAATTCACGTTGATCTATTGAAAATTTATTTTCTAAAAACCAATTTGCATATTGTATACTTAACCATTTTCTTTTTGCATATAAACTTTTTAATTTACATTCTATAAGAGGTCCTGTATATGCTCGTAATTTATGTGCAGCTCTTACAAATCTTATAGTAGTTTTTTTATCATAAAATAATTCTACTAATTTTCCATATATTATATGAGATATAAACTTCATTTTTTGATTAATTTTAGGTTGTAATTCAATTATAATAGATGTAATTTGATTGAATATATCTATGTTTGTATCATATATTTCTTGAATTTTTTTTAATACAATTTTTGCAATATCTTGTAATAAATAATCATTAACTAAACGTTTTTTAAATTCATTTTCCTTTTTAATTGGTAATAACACCTTAGGAAAATGTATTTTACAACAATGTACAACTTGTTTAGTTTCTTTATTTGTCCACTTATATAAACATTTTTTATTACATAAATCATGTCCTTTTTGTTTTTTTGATTGACAAAAATAAGATTTTTCTTCTAATGTATCATAAACATCCCATAAATGAATTTTATAAGATGATATATCTTGAGAATTTTCAGAATTCATACAACATAAAGATAAATTCTTAATACCTATATCAATTGCTAATATCATTTAATATTTAAGATGATATTAAAAATAATATTTAATCGTAAAATAATATTTATTATACTAAAAACATTTAATTATTTGTATTCTATAGGATTATGTTTATTACTTTTAACATGTGGTTTATTTGTATTAGATACTTGAGATTTATTACACTTTTCTAAAAATAAGTATTCTCTATTTTTATAATGATTAATTATACGTACAATATAACTTTGTTTTAATAAATTTGAAAATATTTTTATACTCATCTTAATTTATAAGAATTTTTATTTTTAAATTAATTCTGTTAAATTAGAATATGTAATGCAAAATAAAATCCATTTTTTGAAATCTAATTTAATTTTAGTAAATTTATTACAAAATTTACATATAATATTATATGAAATAATTAATTCATTATTATACATATGTGTAAATAAATCTACGAAATGTGTATTATAATTTTTTAATTTGTATTCTGTATTAAACAATATATAAATTATAAAATCTGATAAATGATAAATTTGAATATAATCTAAAAAAAAAGGTGAAATACTAGAAAATCGTGTTTTAATATCTTGTTTTAATAATACTAAATTATAAGATTCAAAAAATAAAAAATCATCTATTAATTCAGATTTAGATTTAATCTTTTCTTTATCTGAATCTGATTCTATATAATCATAATCATCCATTATATATTTTTGGTAAAATTTAAATTAATGAATTTAATTTTATATTAATTTTACTTTTAAATTAATTGTTTTTTTTTTTAATTATTAAAATTAAAATTTATTTTATTATATTATATTAAAATAAAACATATGGCAAATATATTAGAAACAATTCAAAATAATGATGTTGTAAAAGTCTTGTTAGTTGTATTAGGTATATATTTATTATATACATATTTTAAACCACAAGAAAAATACACTTCCTACTATGGTACTATACCAGAACAATTAGAAAATGTTGATGAAAAACCAGTTGTTCAAGGTGAAACAGAAGGAGCTAATCTACCTGTTACTCCTGAAGAACAACAACAACAAATCGCTAAAATTGTAGAAGGCCAAGATAAAATTAAAGCCGATGATCTTTTACCAAAATATGATGATGCAAATGCCTTTGCAAAAGAAAACCCTGTTAGCAAATTATTAAAAGAACAAAATTTCTTAATCAGTGGTTATCACGCAGGAATTAATACCACACTTCAAGATAGAAAGGTAGGGAACCTCGACATAAGAAGTCTACCACCTATCCCTAAGGAAACAGTTGGTCCATGGCACCAAAGCAGTTATGAACAAAGCCCATCACAATTCCGTCGTGGTGTTGAAATTTTATAAACTATATTTATTAAATAAATTTTAATATAAATTATTTAATAAATTTTGTGAGAATATTAATTATTTAATTAATTATTTAATTAAAATGTATTTAAAGATAATAAATAATTAATAGTATAACAAATGGAAGAAAAACATGAAGTTGATATTAAAACACTTATAAAAACTAGTAATATAGATATATATGATAAAAATGAATTGATTAATAAACTAAAAAATCATTTTTCTGACGATGAACAACGTTTATATGTATCTAATTTGTTTTTGTATTTAAACTATCATCAATTAGATGATTTTATTGTTAATTTAGATAACGTATGGAAATTTATAGGGTTTTCTAATAAAGCTAATGCAAAAAGATTATTAAAACATAACTTTACTGAAAATATCGATTATAAAATAGCGCTCATCCGTTGTGATGAACGCAAAAACAAAGAGGTTTTCATCTGTTCGGATGAAAACCCTAAATCAAATGATTTAGGTGGTAGACCACAAGAGACAATTATGTTAAATATAAATACATTTAAAAAATTATGTTTAAAAGCAAATACTGAAAATGCAGATAAAATTCATGATTATTATATTAAATTAGAAATGGTATATAATGAATTAATGAAAGAACAACTTGAACAAAAAGAAAAACTGATAGAAGAACAAAAAAAAACAATAGAATTATTAGAAAATAGACCGGATACTGAAGGATTTTCTGTTAAAAGGGGTTATGTATATTTAATTAAAGATACATCAAGTATAGGCTCTTATAAAATAGGGTTAGCAGAAAATCCTGATGGAAGATTAACTTCATTGAATGTAGCTTCTAGTAATAAATCTTTAAAAATGTTAACTAATTTCCAATCCAGTAATATGAAATATGCTGAGAAATTAATTCATATATTATTAGAACCATTTCGTATTAAAAAAAGGGCAGAATGGTTCTTTTTTAGTAACGATTTAGAATTAAATTATGCAATTAATGTTATTAAAACAGGTATTGAAATAGTTGATAAATGTAGTTTTATTGATTATATATCATTTAAAAATTATGCTGAAAATTTACAAGATAAATTAAAATCAATAAACGAAAAAAATATTATAGTTGAAAAACCTGATAAATATATAAATTCGCATACAAAACCTGATAAGATAAGTAATTATAATGGTGTTTCTTGGTGTATTAGACAAAATAAATGGGTATCACGCTTAACAAAGGATAATAATACAGTTGTTTTAGGTTATTACCTATCAGAACTAGACGCAGCAATAGCGTATAATGATTATGCAAGTTATTTAAATGAATCTTTAGAAATTAAATATCGATTGAATCGACTAGAAAATTATGTCTCTAATCCAAGAGATTTACTTGAAGAATATCGTCAAAAAAGATTTCAAAGTAAATCTACCGATTTTAATGGAGTGTATTTTATAAAATCTAAACAAATATTTGAGGCTAGTATTCAATATAAACGTAAAAGTTACAAATTAATAAAAAATACAAGTGACATAGAATGTGCTAAAGTATATAATGAACAAGCATTGTTTTTTAATAATAACTTTGGAACTAATTATAAACTTAATGATTTATTAACTTCAGAAAAAAATCATATTCACGAATTAGAAATTAATAAAGTAAAAAAATATAGTAGATTTGTAGGTGTCACTATTAGAAAAGAAAGTGGTAAATTTAGAGCATATATTAAACACAATCGTAAAGTAATATATTGTGGAAGTTTTGTTAATGAAATAGATGCTGCAAAAGCTTATAATCAAAAAGCTGAGGAATTAAATCGATTAATAACAACTAAGGTTAAATACCAATTAAATGTTTTTGATGAACACGATATATTAAATAATTAAAAGTATTTTTTAATTATTTATATTTTCATATTTTTGTCGTTTAAAATATAAGCATGTAAACAAGTTTTTAAAGCTTTGTGTACATTATCTATATTTAAATTTTTTTCAAATTCTATAATTGTATCTTCATATAAATCTTGGAAATCACTGTCATCTTTATAGAATTTTAAACATTTTGATAACTGTTTTTTAATAATTTTATAAAAATATTCAGATGCTATATGACATAATTGTTTACAATTATCTCTAATATATTTTTTAACACCTTGTTCTGTTATATAAAGACTAAATATTTTCATCTTTTTATCCACATATTTAATACAATGATTTTCTGGATAATTTTCATTACATATTATATTTTTAATATATTCTGATAATAAAATATTTAATTTATGTTTATTCGTATCATATATATCAATTATTTCTCTTATTTTGTTTATTTCTAAATATTTTAGATTTAAATCATCTATTGTATTTAATTCAGTTATTGTTTCTATTTCTTTATTGTTATTTATATTTAACATATCTATATTAACCAAATTTAAGATATTATTTAATTCAACTAAATTATATAATAATCCTGTTTTGCATCTTTTTTCTTTTAAATGGCGCATAAGACTCATCTTTTGCGTAAAATGATTTTTACATAAATTACATGCAAAACTCATTTTGTATATAATCTTACAATAATTATTTTTAAATTCAATTTACCAATATTACCAACCTTGGTAAAATACTTTTATTAATTATATCATTTAAAAATAATTATTATATATTTAAAATAAAAAATAATGGTTTATAATAAAAAGTAAT